TGGCGGACTGTTCAGCTTGTTAACGGTAGAGTTCTTAGTACCCTACCTCAATAGAACTCTGTTAATACTACAGAGATCAAACCAGATACCGAGACTACCAAAAGATGTCGTAAGACCAAAAATAGTTGCTGGTATCAATAGTCTAGGGAGAGGACAGGACAATGAATCCTTGACTAGATTTATACAAACAGTTGCAGCAACACTAGGGCCAGAAGCTTTAGTAAAATACATAGACCCAAGCGAAGCTATCAAACGACTAGCAGCAGCACAAGGTATAGACGTACTCAATCTTGTACGTACAGCCGAGCAGCTAGAACAGATGAAGCAGATGACAGTACAAGACAAGACTAATCAGTCACTTGTAGATCAAGCCGGTCAGCTTGCTGGTACGCCACTCATGGATCCTACTAAGAATCCAGAGTTAGCAGAACAAGCAGCAGCTGTGTTAAGTAACTTACAACCACCACAAGAGTAAATGTCAGAAACATTATCATACCAACCAGAAACTACAACTGAAACTATACCTGACAATCTAACACCAGAGGAGCAAGATAGCCTTGCCGTTGGTGAAAAGATGCAGGCAGCAGAGGATAACTTACTGGCTGGTAAATATAAAAATGCAGAAGAACTAGAGAAAGCATACGTAGAGTTACAAAAGAAACTTGGTGACAACAAGGAAGAGGATACAGAACAAGCAAGTGCAGAGGAGAAGACTGAGGAGAAGCCGCAGCTATCCGAGGGTGCTAACTTAATTACTTCAGCAAGTGAGGAATACTATGCCAATGGTAATAAGCTATCACCAGAGACTCTTGCTAAGTTCTCTTCTTTATCTAGCCAAGATCTTATCAAAGCCTACATGGAGGTGCAATCCAATCCTGAGTTTCAAGCTCAGGCAGCACCACCAGCTGATATCACAACAGCTCAGATCAATCAGATCAAGAACTCAGCAGGCGGAGAGCAAGCCTATGCTAATATAGTAAACTGGGCAAAGACTAATCTACCACAGGATCAGATACAAGCGTTCGATGAGGTAGTTAATACAGGCAGTGTACAAGCTATACAACTAGCTGTGTCTGGATTGAAGTCTCAATACGATAACGCAAATGGAGTAGAAGGTAGAATGGTAACAGGTAAAACTGCCCCTAATAAAGGGGATGTCTTTCGTAGTCAAGCGGAACTTGTCCGTGCTATGAATGACCCAAGGTATGATAACGACCCTGCCTACAGGCAAGATGTTATCGAAAAACTAGACAGATCAGATTTGGAGTTCTAACTATGCCCGGACATTACGGAAAAACTATGCCAAAAGGCAAGAAGAAAATGACAGCAGCAGAAAAGAAAAAGATGCTTGCTAAACTTAAGAAGAAAAAGTAATGGCTAAGAAACCAAAAGAGGGTGATGGGGGTTCTCCTTATCAACCCTACAAACCAAAACCATCTGGCCCATATGTACCAGCTCCAAAAAAGCTGGCTAAAGGTAAGAGCTTATTCTCTACACCTTACCACGATGATCTAAGGAACATTAATAAGTTCCGTGATAATGCCGACAAGGTATTTAAAAGAAAAAAGAAACCCCCCACAAACAACGTAAACGAAGCATGACACACCACAACCACGAAAATCAGAAATGGCATCCAGCAGAGGAGCTTAACGGAAGACTAGCTATGATAGGTATAGTCGCAGCTCTACTCAACTATGCTTGGACAGGGCAAATCATCCCCGGTATCTGGTAATGCCAAAAGGTAAAGGCGGCTACAGCTCCGGCCAGAAAAAGATCGCACGTGTTGCCCCACCTCGCAACAAGATCACAGGAGCCGACTTCGCAAAATTAAGGAACAATGGCAAGAAAAAAGGGAGTAAGCCTATCTCTAGGAAGAGGTGAGAAAAGTCGCAAAGGCGGCCTGACAGCTAAGGGTAGAGCCAAGTACAATCGTGCCACTGGCTCTAATCTCAAAGCCCCTCAACCCGGAGGAGGAGCTCGTAAAAGGTCTTTCTGTGCTCGCATGTCTGGCATGAAAGGCCCACTCAAAAAACCAAACGGGAAGCCTACACGAAAGGCTCTCGCACTACGACGTTGGAAATGCTAACATGAAACAATACAACGAAGATGGCACTAGCTTTGAGCGTAAAGGCGATAAGAAGAAGAACACTAAGACTCTAGATAATTTTGGCTATGGTGATATGCCAGCTGACTTTAGAAAGAGATACAAGCAAATGTTAGAAAAGGGTAAGAAAAAGTAATGGCACACAAGAAAGGATCTAAGTGTGGCTGCAAGCATGGAGGTAAGAAACGCTGATGGGTAAGTTATGTCCACGTGGTAAAGCAGCTGCCAAAAGAAAATTTAAAGTATACCCATCTGCATACGCTAACGCATATGGTGTTAAGGTATGTAAAGGTCAAGTCAAAGCTGGTGGTAAGAAGAAGACTGCCCCCGGTTATAGCAAAGCAAAAAGAAGATGAGCTTACGTAGATGGTTCCAAGAGAAATGGGTTGACACCAAAACTGGTAAGCCCTGTGGCAGACAGAAAGGTGAGAAGCGTAAAGGCTACCCAGCTTGCAGACCATCTAGACGTGTGTCATCTAAAACACCTAAGACTACAGGTGAAATGTCGAGCAGCGAAAAGGCTAAGTTCAACAGAACTAAGACAAGTAGTCGTCGTATAAACTACAACCACAAACGACGCAAGAAGTAACTTGCCGTCCGTTCATCCCGCAAGGGACGCATGACACCCAAGCATGGAACGGGGCTTGGTATATGGAGAGTACAATGACTGTAACCTACGTATATCGTGGCATCAAGTACACAAGAGTAATCGGTTAAGGCCGTACAGGGAGGTTCAAGTCCTCCCATCTCTATTGGCGAGAGCCCAGTACGCTGGATACCTTGAGCCGTCTAGACGGTGGGATAGACCACAAAATGGCCAAAAAAATTTCAGATCTGAGAAAAGTAAATCAATATCATTCTTAGAAATGGCACAACAAAACTCAACATTGACCACTAGTATAACTAGTCCCGGTCAATCGAACTCAGCTGGAGACAAGAGGGCACTATACCTTAAATTGTTTTCCGGAGAAATGTTCAAAGGCTTCCAAAGGAACACGATAGCACGTGACCTTGTGATGAAGAGAACACTTACAAATGGTAAGTCAATGCAGTTCATCTTCACAGGAAGAACATCAGCCGAGTATCATACACCCGGCAACAGCATACTAGGTAACTCCGATGGAGCACCTCCAGTAGCTGAAAAGACAGTGACTGTTGACGATCTATTGATCTCCAGTGCATTTGTCTACGAATTAGATGAGACACTTGCACACTACGACTTACGTGGTGAGATCTCAAGAAAGATCGGATACGCTCTTGCAGAGCAGTATGACAGAAAGATCTTCAGAACCGTTGTTAAGGCTGCAAGACAAGCTTCTCCAATCACAAAGGCGAACTATGTCGAGCCCGGTGGAACACAGATTCAATTAACCAGAACTGGAGTTACTGACGGTAAAGCAGCTTATGACTCTCAATGCCTAATTGAAGGTTTTTATAATGCTGCCGCTGCACTTGACGAGAAAGGTGTATCTGGTGAAGGTAGAGTAGCTGTACTTAACCCAAGACAGTACTACGAACTTATACAGAATGTAGAAACAAACGGCTTAATCAACCGTACCGAAAGAGGAGATGCGTTACAATCAGGTAACGGAATCATTGAGATAGCTGGAATCCAGATATTCAAGTCAATGAACATTCCTTTCTTCGGAAACTTTGGTACTAAGTATGGTTCTGCATCTGCAACAAACCCCGGTGTTACAGACCCCGGAGCTACAGGTACTTTCGTCGCAGATGGTATGGCAGATGAGACAGCTGGTTCTTCAGCAACAAAAACCATCAACAGCTATGGTAACGGTACTAATAACTTTGCTAACAGCTGTGGACTTATCTTCCAAAAAGAAGCTGCTGCTTGCGTTGAAGCAATCGGCCCACAAGTTCAGACAACATCTGGAGACATCTCAGTGGTATACCAAGGTGATGTAATCTTAGGTCGTCTAGCTATGGGTGCAGATGCACTTAACCCTGCTGCTGCTGTTGAACTCGTAGCTGGTGTGGCAACAAGCCGCAACGCTGCTGGTGAATCAACAACTGTTGGAAACGCTGCTTTCTAACTTACACTTTATACGGAGGCTTCGGCCTCCTTTTTTTCTTATGGCTTCCACAACAACTTCAATCGACACAGAACTGTCCGCAGTGAACTCTATACTGGGGGCTATCGGACAAGCACCCTTGACTTCTCTTAACTTTGATAACCCAGAAGTCGCAATAGTTTACAATCTACTCCGCGATGCTAACGTAGACACGCAAGCAGAGGGGTGGCATTTTAACACAGAAAAACATGTAAAGTTTCCTATAGATTCTAATGGCAAAATAGCGATTGCTAATGATATACTTTCTATGGATTTACATGACAATCAAGCACGTCGTACACATAACTTTGTACGTCGACACGGATTCCTATATGATAAGCAAGATCACACAGATGTATTTACAGCTGACTTAGATCTAGATATTGTCAAACTATATGAATTTGAAGATCTGCCTATTGTCTTTAGGAGATACATAACATACAGAGCATCTAGAGTTGCCGCTACAAAACTAGTTGCAAACCCTCAGTTAGTAAAACTACTAGCTCAACAAGAAGCTCTTGCTAGAGCTGCTCTCATGGAGTATGAGTGCAATCAGGGTGACCATAGTATGTTTGGATTTGAAGATGATACTGCATATCAAACTTATCAACCTTGGAGAAATCTTAGACGCTAATGGCAAGCATTACACAAACTATTCCTCAATACTCGCTAGGAATGTCAGAACAGCCTGACCAGCTAAAGTTTCCCGGTCAGGTAACAGAGGTAACAAACGCAATACCAGACATAACCAAAGGTCTATTTAAAAGACCGGGTGCTAAACGCATAGGTGCAAATGCACTATCGAGTGTACAGAGTGGAGGTTCGTGGTTTCACTATTTTCGCGATGAGTCAGAAGGATCTTATATAGGGCAAGTAGCACAAGATGGTACAGTTAGAGTTTGGAGTTGCAAAACCGGCACTTTAATGACTACAATCTATGGTGATGTTAGTCATCCTATAGATGAAGCTTATGTAAAAAACTACCTAACTACAAGCTCACCAGAAAACTTACAGTTCTTAACAATCAATGATACGACTTTTGTTACCAACCGTGATACTACTAATGCTAACACTCTCATTGGGACAACGGGAACTACAGATGCTACACCACATCCTCACTTTGCTTTTATAGAAATATTACGTACAGAAAATGGTAGGCAGTATGGTGTCAACATACATGGAAATAATACAGAAGTTACAACTCTTAGACGGGCTACTGCAATTAAAGTTGCAGGGCATAGTATACACGAAGGCGATGGTACAGGTCATTGTCCCGCTATAGGCACAGAAGTATTTGAGGCTACAAATCCTCCTGCCGGTACAAATTATTCTGCTGCTTCAAATATACACCATATTCAACAAGCTGGACAGACTGTTATAGTAGGTAAAAAGAATCTAGTATTCCGTGTCACACAATTAGGTCAGCAAGGTGTTAGTCCTAACTATAGTGCTAACCAGAATGGCCCCGGTGGTAATAACTACAGATGTAGCTATAATGTTGAATCTAATCTACTTCATGGTGGAGAGGGTTGGCATGAAGGTGATGCAATACGGGTGCTTCCAGAGTCTGCTGTTGGCACTGATGCTAGTGGAAACGATGCTTTTGTAGATATAATCGTAACTGATACTGAAGAAACTCAACTTAACGCTACAGTTAATATTATTGAACCAACATTTACTGGTGATGTTACTGCGGGTAGTAACGTAATTACAAATATAGGCAGCTTCTCGTCAGGACATACTATAGACGATCTTAAACCCGGTTCAGTTATAACACAACCAACAGTATCAGGTGTAGCTAATACTTTAGGATCTGGTACTATTAAAGTTCTTAAAGTTTTGAGCACAACCAGTATTTCAGTAAGTGGTGCTAATTTTATAGCACCCGGTACTGGTGTAGGTTACAAAGCCAAAGTTACAGGCGATGGTCTCATCAGGCCAGCTGCAACACCTTTTGACGCTGACACTGCTGTAACAGCTGACACTATTATTGGTGGTATTTTAGACGAAATAAACGCAATAAATGGTATAACTGCCGAACATATTGGCACAGGTATTTATGTTTATTCTAATTCACAGTTTAATTTAGATGTTGTTGAAGATGACTTGATGAGATGTTTTCAAAGCTCAGTCAATGATGTACAGAATCTACCAAACCAGTGTAAACATGGTTATATTGTAAAAGTTGCTAACTCTAGAAGATCAGACGAAGATGATTACTACCTTAGATTCGAGGGCCAGAATGGTAAAGATGGTGTTGGATCTTGGGTTGAGTGTGCAAAACCGGGAATACCTAAGACACTTACAAATATGCCACTTGTTATAGAGCGTATAAGTTTAACCTCTTTTAGGGTAAGACAGTTTACATATGCAGATAGAGAAATAGGTGATGAAATTACCAATGGATTACCTTCTTTCGTAGGTCAGCGTGTTAACAAAGTGTTATTTTTCCGTAATAGATTAGTATTTCTATCAGGTGAAAATGTGATAACATCGCGACCGGGTACTTTAGGTGAGCCTGATTTCTTTAACGAAACAGCATTGACCGTCTCAGCTAGTGATCCTGTAGATATATCAGCTGCATCTACATTCCCGTCAGAATTGTTTGATGGTATAGAAACTAATACCGGTTTGGTAGTATTTAGCACAAACCAACAATTCCTACTTGCATCAGATGATACAGTTTTCAACCCTGATACTGCAAAACTACGTAGTATTTCTACGTTTAATTATAATCAAACTATACCTCCTATATCATTAGGTACAACTGTTGCATATGTTGACAACTCTAACAAGTTTAGCCGCTTCAATGAGATGGCAAACATACAACGTGAAGGAGAACCGAGTATAGTAGAAGTAAGTAAAGTTGTACCAACATTATTACCAAATGACATAGACTTGCTGACAAACTCTAGAGAAAACTCTATAGTATTGTTAGGTAAGACAGGCTCAGATGATGTCTTCGGTTACAAATATTTTCAAGTATCTGAGCAACGACAACAGGCTGCATGGTTTAAATGGAAGCTTAACAACCCATTAATATACCATTTTATTATCAATGATGAGTACTTCTTTCTAGATAGTGACTACTATTTACAAAGCATCAAGCTCGTGCAGGCTGACACTGACCCTTCTATTGTACAAGACAATGTCGACTTCTTACTTCATGTGGATAATCATACTACTGTTAGCGGTGGCAGCTTTGACTCAGCTACAAACACCACAACCTTCAGTAATGTGGGCTGGCTAAATACAGTCACCACACCTAATCATAAATTAGTAATTATTGATACAGATACTAACTCAGATAGAGTTGGAAGATATGCCAGAGAAGGTGATACCGGTGGCATTACAGTTTCTGGAACATCCTTTACTGTCTCCGGAGAGTGGACAGATTCTTACGTTATAGGTTATGTATATCCTTATGAGGTAAAGTTTCCTACATTCTATCCTACAAGGCAGCAAGGTAACGCTTCTAGGGCTGATATAAATTCATCACTAGTCTTACATAGACTCAAGTTTCACTTTGGCAAGATAGGTCTATATGAAACAACACTCGAACGACTCGGTAAAAACGACTACACAGAGGTCTATGAGTCAACAGAATTGGATGCGTACGACGTATCTGATGCACCATATCTCGAAGAGTTTATCAAAACTGTCCCAGTCTACGAAAAGAACACAAACGTAGATGTGACTCTAAGATCATCACACCCAGCTCCAGCTACATTAAGAGCTGTATCTTGGGAAGGTGACTATACACCCAAATTTTATAAACGTGTCTAAATACATTCACCCGATTACATTGGAGGCTGCCGCACAGGTTGCCTCTAATCTCCGTCCAGATGACCGCAGAGAGGTCGAAGAAGGCCATGGGATACCATCAGCCCTCTTACCCGCTTTGATGTCTCACAACCCCTCCTACGTGTATTTTACAGTGCCTGACGGCAAGACTGCTGGCATGGCCGGGGTAGGAGAAGACGGTGATATATGGATGCTTTGCACTCCTGATATACACCGATACCCAATTACATTCGCAAGAGAAGCCAAACGGTATGTCGATAGCCGTAAAGAGCCTCTCCTTTGGAATATAGTTGACAGTAGAAACAAAGTACATTTAAAACTACTTAAGTTTCTTGGCTTCAAGTTTTTACGTAAGTTAAAACATGGGCCGAATAATATAACATTTATTGAATTTTGCCGTGTGCGTAGACGCTAATGCAGGGGCAAGAGCACAAGCTAGATCAGCTGCTGCTCAGAAAGATGCCGTATTTGCCCAACAAGGGCTTAAGTTCTTTAATAAAGAGACACAACTCGAAAGAACACAAAATAGAAATGTTATAGGTTTATCACGAGATCAAAGTGATGCCTATGCTGGTGCACTTGCTGCTCAAGGTAAGGGCCGTAAACAACTAGAAAACGCCGCTCGTAAGTACTTTAGATCAAAAGGCACAGTTAACGAAGGCGGTAGATCAAGACGCTTTGGTGTTGCTAATTATCAAGGACTACTAGCAGCACAGTCAGAAGTAGAATCCGTTATAGATAATATACTTGGCCGTAACCTTGCATATTCTAGACAAGGAGCTACACGTAAATTCCAAGCTGCACAAGCTAGAGGAAGAGAAGCTTTAGGTATACCAGCTGCATACGGTGCACCTGTAATGATGCCTCCTACAAACAGATTAGGTGGTGCTCTACAAATAATGAGCTCTGTAGCAAGTATTTACAGTGGATTTGGTGGTTTTGGATTAGGCTTTGGTGCTGGTGGTGGTTTAGCAAGCTCTGCATCATTAGGAGCTCAAGCCACTGCACTAACAGGTATTGCTAGTAACCCAGCGATTAGTTTTGGTGGCCTAGCTTCAGACATAAAACTAAAAGAAAATGTACAAGAAGTTGGTATATCACCACAAGGTTACAAGATATACGAGTTTAACTACAAAGGTGGTGACGTAAGATTCCGTGGAGCTATGGCTCAAGATGTCTTACAAAAGAATCCTATGGCTGTAGGTATAGATCAGAATTACCTAACTGTTGACTACAGACAAATAGACGTTAATATGGAGGTCGTATGACATCATCATTTGCAAATTTAGTTGGTACTGAAAGGGACGAGATACCCAATATTTCTAATACTAACTATACAAACACAGAACCTGATTTAACAGATAGTGTCAATGCTCAGATAGATGCTAACATACAGGATACTCAAGTATTTTATGAAAGACTAGGTGAGATACAAAAACTGATTGCAGAGACTCCTATGAAAAACTTGCAGTCTTTAGCAGAGTTTTCATCATCAGCTAGTCGAGCTATGGAAGTCTATAAAAAGAAACAAGAAGCACAAGCTCTTGTTGATGAGTCTATGGCTTTTTTAGATAATAACGCTTTAGATCAGATTAGAACCGCAGAGGGTAAGTTTAACTTAGAAAATGCTAAGTTTGACAATGAACTTCTTAAAGAAAATACAGAAGAATCTATCAACTTTTTAAGAACTAGAAACGCATCACTACCAGAAGATATCACTACTAGAGAACTGTTAAGAAGACTAAACGAAAACTACTTTGGTGCTAGGCAACAGTTTATCAATGAAAATGGTGGTAAGGATATAACTGACATAGATGAGTACATAAAACTACATGGTGCTGCTGATGAGTTGATGATTACTGGTATGCTTATGCAAGCTGAAGAGCTTGGTGTAGATATTAACAGTAGACAGTTTAGAAAACTATTCTACCAAACAGTTTATCCAAATATAAAACAAAGAAGAGAAAATAATATACAAAGTTGGAAGTTAGAAGCTAACCGAAACTTTGAACAAAATAGAACAAAGAAACTTGACAAGATAATTGTTGACACTTTGCAACCATATGATGCTAACACTAACACAGCAATCGACGTAGTAACTTTGGTAGATACTATCCAAAATACTATGAATTTTGATACAAGAAAAGAAGCTACTGATTATCTTTTCTCAAGAGTTGCTAACCAAGTTGACTCAGATCAACCACAGCTTAATATATCACACCTAAATTATTTATTCAATGATGCTTTACATAAGCATGATGGTAATGGTGGTAAGTTATATAAATATGCTGACGGGCCATTTGGTGGTAAAGATGCCAACGCTTCACTCATACAAAAACTAGAAACAAAGCTAGCTCTAGAAACTGATAGAAATATCAGGGCTAACACAGCAACAGCACAGCAAGAAATAAATGAGCTTAATCGTCAGTATAATGGACAACCACCAGTAGGATTACTACAGAAAAAACTTGAAGAGTTAGAAAATAGATATCCAAATATTGATGTTAGATCTTTAGAACTCGGTGCTAAGAGTATTACCAACGGTGGTGGTTATCCAAACGCTGGTCAAGGAGATCCTGACATTGACTTTAAAGCACAGCTAGAAGGTGTGTTTAACATACCAAAAAAAGATCTTAGTATAGCGCAGCAAGTTGAAATACAAAGAGCTTACGGTGATTTTAAGGCACAGGTTAAAAATCAAACAGATAATGGTATTGACCCGCTAAAAGCTCAAAGACTTATCCTTCCACAAGTTCAACAAGCTTTAATAGATGGTAAATATCAAGACTCAGCAGTCGAAGCAAGACTAGGTAAAGATGTTAGATCTCAAGACATAAATGCTGATAGAGACTATATAGAAAAAGATTTTAACAAAGCATCTAATCAAGGCGAGTTTGTGTCTATACATGAGAAACAGGCGTTAAGTGAATTGAAAAGGCATTATCTATACGGTGAGCCGTTTCCATCATATTTTTATGGTGTAACTAGAGGTACAAACCAATCTCCTTATCAGTATGCAGACGATAGATTTAGAGCTATGGGTGGGTACGATGGAAACAATGCTATAGCTGAACGGTTTGAAACTAAAGATGGTGTCCTTGTTGACCCACAGTTCGGTCTTACAAAAGCAGAGTTGAATGAACTCGAAGCAAAGCCACACCTTACTAAAACATATGCTAAGATATTAGAACCAGAAAAAACTAAACAAATTTTAGAAGGGTTTAAAACAGGTAATGATGTAGGAACATTCGACTCAGCAGTCGGCCCTAAAAAACGAGGTGCTGACAAACTTACTGTTGGTGAACTTCTTGTTTATGCTGATAGAGGTGGTAGTAACTTTGGACTCTTTGGCTTGAGTGCACAAGAGCTAAAAGACTCTGTAAGATTTTTACCACCAAGTTTTAAAAATCAAGTGTTTAACGAAGAAACTCAAAGCTTCTTAGTATTAGAACTCATTAGACAACGTGCTAACCGCACTAATAGTATTAGAGGTGCTATTATACAAGCTAAAAAAGGCGGTGAAGCAACTGTATTTCAAGGTGATGAAAAAGAGGGTAGCTGGGATAGACTAATAACATTGGATGATAAAGAACGAAATGCTTTATTAGATGTATTTCCACAACTTCGCAACATACCTATGAATCAGTTTCAAAACCTTACACAAGGCGTAGTTCTAGGTCTTCAGACTGAGATAAATAATTATCAAAGAAACAGAGAAAAATTACGTCAATCACGTATAAAACAAAGAGAAAATAAAGAACAAACCTTTGGCTATGGCCTCGGGCAAAAAGAACCAACAACTATAGAGGAACTAAAGCAAGTTCCCGCAGTTAAAAAATCAAGAGAGGGTAGATGACAGACTCAAATTACTCTAGTGCAGAATTAGAAGTAGATCTCGATGAAGTAGATTACATCGCAAATGCTGCTAATAATGCTGCTGACGAGTACGAGCGAGCGAAAGAGGCACAAGAAGCAGCACAGTCACAGTTGCAACAGCAAGAACAGGTTAGTAAAGAAGTGCAAGACGATCCTAGAAATGCTGAAAACTGGGGTGCTAAGGCACTCATAAAAGAGGGACAATCTATATTGTCTGGTGGACTTCAAGACACTGCATCATCGCTCGCTACATTTCCAGAACGTACAATAGATGCGTTGTCTGGAGAAATGCAAAGAGAAAGACAAGAGACTGGTAGATACAAACCAGACTGGAGTCCATTTGGAGCGTATGACAATCCAATAGAAACAAAAACATGGTGGGGTAAACAGTTACGTGGCTTAGTACACTTTGGTACACTAGCAGCCGGTACAGTTGTGGCAGCCAAGGCAGCCGTAGCTACTGGTGCGGTGACAATACCAGCTGGTTTACTTACACTATCAAAAGCTAACCTAGTTAGAGGTGCTGCTGTAGGAGCTGTGTCTGACCTTATATCTAAAGAGTCAGACGAGCAGAACGCCTTAGCTGCATTACGTGACAGATTTGGTTGGATAGATACACCAATATCTACCAAAGATACTGACCATCCAGTTGTGATGAAACTCAAGAATATTGTCGAAGGTATGGGCATAGGTCTAATCTTTGACGGGTTTGCATACACACTAAAGAAAGGCGGCGACAAAGCCATAGAACAGATAACAAAACGTAATAAAAGTCTAGAGAACCAGACAGTGCAAGCTGGTTTAGCACAGCTTCGTAAAGGTGAGACAGAGTTTAGAGCAGATAAAAATGCACCTATATCTCAACCACACCAAGGGGCACACATATCAGAAGTAGATCCACAGACAGCTCGTGAGCAGTTGTCAAAAACACGTACTCAATGGGGCTCAGAGGAGGGTTCTACTGGTAGTGTCACAACACCCGTAGAACGAGAAAGAATAGCCTTAGAAGGCGGTACAGACGACGCTACGGTCGAACGTATCATGAAGAGTTTGATGAGCACCGAAAAGTTTGCAAAAGAACTAGACGCAGCAAAAGGTAATAGAAAAGCGTTAGTAGCAAAATTTAGAGAAGCTATCGAAGGACATCAGCGTATTACACAAGGTAGAAATGCTATAGACATGTCACCACAAGAGTATCTAAAAGAGTTACTAGAAGCTAATCCTGACATAGTTGATGGTATAGAAATATGGACATCTAAAAACGTAGTGATCGCTGACCTCGTAGTAGGCTCGCTTCTTAAACAGGTACGTGATTTAGGTGTAGCTGGTAGAGAGATAGCAGATATTGTAGATATACAAGATATAGATGGCCCAGCCAAACAGCTTGTAGATACTATGCTTACTGCATTATATGAAACAAAGAAAGCTAGATTTGTAAAGTCAGATTCATTTAGAGAACTAGGTCTTGGCAAAAAAAGTAAAAAGACTGTTGAAGAAGCAACCAAACAGTCTATGGAAGATACAAAAGAATCTATCATGTCTATACTTAAGATTGCTAAGAATGACAAAGACGACAATATGTTAAACGCTTTGTTTGAAGCATTTTCTATGATGGAAGAGGTCAATACACTAGATGACTTTGACAACTGGGCAAGAAAAACTATTTTTGGTGGTGCACTGAAAGAAGGCGGTATCAATCGTACTGGTGCTATGATACGTGAGCTAGAAGGTGTGATGACACACAGCATACTATCTGGCCCTAAAACACCAGCCCGAGCTATCATGGGTACATCTACTGCAACAATACTACGTCCATTAGCACAGAGCTTAGGTGCAATATTAAGACTACCTTTTGATGGTAATGTAGCTGATGTAAGAGCTAGTCTTGCAGCAGTAAACGGTATGATAGAAGCTATACCAGAGTCATTTACTTTATTTAGAAGTAAACTAAACTCATACTGGAAAGGTGATATAAGACAGATAAAAACACGTTTTACAGAGTTTACAGCCGCTGACGATAACTGGGAGATACTACGTCGTTGGGCAGAAGATAGTGGCAGAGCTACACCCGGAGAAACAGCAGCGTT